TCCTTCGTATCCCACAGCATTATGCATGGCATACCTCAGTGCATGAACTGCAAAGTAAGCAGCTTCTGGATCAGCACGATCAATGATGTTATTAAACATCTCGATCTCCTTAGGAGTAATGCTGTCCTTAGCCCAATCAATCAGTTCATTGTAGCCCTCTTCACCACCAGCAATATTCTTGATGGTAGTTACATCTTCATCAGAGAAGGTCTTTACTTCTTCTTCATTCCCTTCATCTTGCCCATCATCTTGTTGGGTCTCTTGCTCATCGGGCTGTTCTTCTTCTTCATTTTCTTCGCTGGAATCTTCAGGTCCATCTGATACTTCATTGGTTCGTTCTCCTAGTTTGGTTTGCAATTCAATGTATGCTTTCTCCAGTGATTCAGCATCTTTATATTTACCAGCGAGTAACTGTTGACCTTGTGCTTCTAGTGCTTCGCCTACCTTAATAGAGTCCTGCTCTTCTTCAGTAAACTCAGGTGCATCAGGATCACTCGGATTGTACGTCAATGTTGCCATGATAATTAATAGGGTTTTGGTGGATTACCTTCAATCCCCCAAGACCAACACGGGTCACAGGGGTACCAGGACCACGGACAGCTTTCACCTTTCCGATCTTGTCCTTCTTTAGATAGCGTTCATCGTTAAGAGGAACCATGTGCTCAGGAGGTTTGTATTGTTGTGGCTCCTTTGCCATGTATTCTTCGACTGGAGTAGGTTGTACTTCAGTCTTAGCCTTACGGCTGCGGGTTGCCTTGCGGGGTGTTTGCTCCGGCATTATCCATCTCCATTTGGTTACGTTGAATTTGTGAAGCTTGCTTAGCTAGCTCCAATTGTTGTGCTTGTTGTTGTTGTTGGGCATCCTGTTGTTGTAGTTCTTCCATGCTCTTCACCAGGTTCAATACATCGATACCTTGTGATGCTGCAAGACGTTTAATCACTTCATCAGGATTGATGAACCTAAGCATTGCTTCAGGTCCAAGTGTTTGAGCAATCGTAGTCATGAACATCGTTAATGAATCACGATCTTGTCCACGTCCAATTGCATTAACACCAGCAACAATAGCAGGTCTAACAAACTTCTTAGGTAGCTTAGGAATCTCTCCTTTCTTTTGAGCTACACTAAGTTTCCTGTTCAGATAAGGAACAAGGAAGTCAACAGTAAGGAGACTATACAAACCACCGAGCTGTTGATCAAGTTCAAGTTGTGTCATCCTAACTTCTTCGGCTGTTGTCCTCTCACTGTCTCTGACTTGGAGAATAAGGAATGCCTCAGCAAGCCTCTTCTCTAGAGTCATTGTCATCTGATAAGCAGTCTGGAAGTCAGCAGTCTTACCAACCTGTACAACACCAATGTCATCAGGTCTTCCTTGAACGATCGCTCCGTTGCCTGCCTTCGCCAGCGTTGCGGCTTTAGTAGTGCTTGAGGGTGATACCACAAAGACGACCTTAGCGGCTGCTGCAGAGCCTTCTACGAGTGCCTGAGAGAGTGCTTCAAGACTCTTCAGATCACCAATGAATTCCTCTACACGTCCTCTACCATAGTCTTCATTATCAACTGTATTGAATCGTAGTGGTAACCATGGATTAACATCCAATGGTGCCTTACTGATAGTACCAGGGATGATCTTATCATACACTTCTTGATGCCAGTGCATGAACTTACCTTCACGTTTGATGTGGGTATAAACATCCACTTCATCATGCCTGGTATCAGTGTATTCATCAGACACAGGCATTGGTTTTGGCTCTAGTTCTTCTAGCTCAGGAAGTAACTTCTTACTGATCTGTTCCTTACATACAATCTCAATGACATTACCAATACCATCACGTTGTAGGACATACCTATTCAATGGATAGCATTTCAGCTTCTCTTTATCCATAAAGATAAGAGCATTACCACTGACTACCAGGTGCTTCAGTGCTTGATGTACAACTACACGGTCATCAGACTGTGCAATTAGATCCATGATTGTACGTTCAATCTTTGCAAAAGCAAGATCAAGTTCAGACTTGACTCGTGGATCTACCTCCTCACCAACTGCTGACTCATCCATCTGCAGTTCAAAGAAGCTTGACTGAGGTGGAAGCAGTGCTAGCATCAACTTAGATGCCAAGGTTGTTACACCCTTAGCACCTACACTCTGCCATGGTGTTCTTAGATTCTTATGTGTACTTGTATCATCATCTTGTTTAATGAGATAGGGTAAGGTTAACTCAGAAGCACGGACTGCTTCATCAAGAAAGTCATCCCTAAAACTTCTCAAGTAATCGTATCTTGATTTAGCTGTCATAGTTCATCTACTGATTTAATTCTTAGGTCCGACTCCCCACCAATGCGTGACCTACCAAGAATGGATAAGCCACTATCTCTGTACTGTGAAGTGTCTGGTGTTTCAACAGAAACTTTATCTTTAATATCACTAACTACTTTTGTGGTAGACCGTGTTTTTACACCAGCTTGTTGTGCTGCTAGTTCAACATTACTACGGTATGGATTCTGGATGCGAGTCTCTTTAGGTGGCAGTTCAAATTCTTTTTTATCAACTTGCCACATACCAAAACCATGCCCAAACTTACTATCCATATTGGATAGTTGATCAGTGATTGGTTTCTTTAGTACAGCCATAAGACGCTCACTGTCAGCGTCATACTTCTGTGCCTTTGAATATCCATACCCTGTACCAGTTCTATCATACTCAGTAGGATCTACTTCAATACGTGTAAGTGCTTCTTTAATAGCAGTACCTACATTATCAGTGTACCAATCTTCATATCTATCAGTGACCTGATCATAATCTGGTCTACGAAGACCGTGATAAAACGTTGGATGTTCAACTTCAGGTACAGGCTCTACTTGTGATGGGTAGTAACCCTCTTCAGTTTTACCCTCTAGTGGTGTTAAGCCCTCATTGACTCTTTGTATATGAAGTAATTGCGTTGTATCACCACCCTGTGCTCTCGTCTCTCTCTTAGTAGCTTTGAAATCCTGTTTATCATCAAAGCTTGCCTGCTGTTCCGGTGTTAAAGTTTTCCACTGCACATTACCACCGTTACCTGTAGGAAGAGCAACACCAGTGTAGTGCAAACCATCATCTACTCTTTCAATTTGAGCTACCTTAGTGGGATCACCACCTTGATTCCTTACTTCTCTCTTTGCTTCTTTAAAAGCTTTTTTATTTTCAAAGTTTTTCTTTTGTTTTCTGGATAGGTCTTCCCATTTAGCACCCATTGTTTTCCTCCATTCGGTTTAACAACCACTCCACAACACTACGTTGACCGGAGCGGTACATAATCTTTTCAATTGTATCGTCCGGTGTAGGTGTGATGGATGGAAAGTGTTCTTGCAATTGCTGAGCTAGGGCACGGTGTTCCATGCCCAAAGCCTCAAGCATACTGAGGGAGGTTGACATTAGAATGTTCAAAGAATGCAGGCATCCGGGCACTCTTTGTGAACGAAAGTTCTGGTGCCTTGCCCTGGTACATAAGATTGTCGCTAGAATTCAGCCAAAATTTTTTACCCAATTTTCCATCACCTTGTAGTGATTGATACAGCCAATGTGCTGTAGCCTTCCTCAGTTTATCAAGGCTAGGAGAGGGACTAATGCCCAGCTCAGCGCACACAAGGCTATTGGTAGCAACGTGTATCTGTTCATCTCTAGAAATATCAGCAGAGGTAGTCCTCATACCATCGTTTCCG